TTGGATTTGAATATCATGGTAATATTATTGAAATCGGGAACTTAAGGGAACAGGTTCCGATTGGGTACGTTTCACTTACTGAAGTTGGTCGGATCCTTTCGAATATTGTGGTTAGAAAATCCGTTGATGGTTTTTTAGACTATATAAAAAATTATTATGAGAAAAATGGTTTTACAGTAAATATTAAGATAGTTTAATGTTTGAAGCAGGAGAATATGAAATCTTCTGCTTCGTTTTGGATATGGAGGGGTATGGCATATGAAATGTTTGTGCCAAACAGCTATTGTATTTTTAGCAGTATATATGGCAGTTAATTATGGTATTGGATGGTTGTGGTTACTGGTATTGGTCTTTTTAGGGTAGCTTCGGCTATCTCTTTTCTTTTACCAAAACCGACGAATCGAGGTGAGACAGCATGGCCAGAGCGCCGGATCCGAGAATAGAGCAGGCCAGGGCCATGTATCTTGAAGGTCAGAAATTAGTTGAGATTGCAAGTCAACTAAACCTGCCGGAAGGAACGGTCCGCCGATGGAAATCTACACATAAGTGGGAAAGCGAACGTTCGGAAAGAAAAAGCGAACGTTCGCATAAACGAAAACGGGGTGCGCAGCCGGGAAATCATAACAGCGCAGGCGGCCCGCCAAAGAATAAAAAAGCTGAAAAATATGGTTTCTTCTCGAAGTATCTTCCTGAGGAGACCGTTTCTATTATACAGGAAATGCCGACAGATCCCCTTGATATTCTCTGGGATCAGGTACAGATTGCTTACGCTGCCATTATCCGGGCCCAGAAGATCATGTATGTGCGGGACCGGGATGATAAGACCATCGAGCGGGTAGGCATCAAAAAGGGGAAAATATCCGGCGAGGAATGGGAGGTACAGCAGGCGTGGGATAAACATGGAAATTTTCTTCAGGCGCAGGCCAGAGCGCAGAAGACTCTGGAAAGCCTGGTTAAGCAGTACGATGAACTGCTGCATAAGCGCTGGGATCTTGCCAGCGAGGAGCAGAAGGCCCGCATTGCCCAGCTTCATGCCCAGACAGACAAGCTCACAGGCAATAATCAGGAGATTGAGGACATGGACGAGATAGAAGGTGATATTTACGGCAGTGAGTAACTATACCCGTAAAAAGAGCATCCCTTTTAACTTCGGGGAGAAACATAAGGAGTATATCCGTAAATGCCGTTCCTGTTCCTACAACGTGGCTGAAGGGGCTGTCCGGGCAGGGAAGACAGTAGATAATATTTTTGCTTTTGCCTACGAGCTGAAAACAACGCCGGACCGGATCCACCTGGCAACTGGCTCTACAGTGGGAAATGCGAAACTGAATATCGGTGATGCAAATGGTTTCGGTCTTGAATGGATCTTTCGCGGCCAGTGTCATTGGGGAAAATATAAGGACAATGAAGCCCTGTTTATTAAAGGCCCGGCTACCAAAAACAAGCAGAAAATTATCATTTTTGCCGGAGGCGCCAAGGAAGACAGCTACAAGAAGATTCGTGGTAATTCCTACGGGATGTGGATCGCAACAGAGATCAACCTGCACCATGATAACACCATCAAAGAGGCATTTAACCGCCAGCTGGCTTCTAAGCGTCTGAAAATCTTCTGGGACCTGAATCCGGATAACCCCAGGGCTCCGATCTACTCTGAATACATAGACAAATACCAGAAGCAGGCAGACGCAGGAGACTTTCCCGGTGGGTATAATTATATGCACTGTACCATTTATGATAACATAAACATTACCCAGGAGCGTCTGAGGGAGGTTGAAAGCCGATACGATAAGAACAGTATCTGGTATCTGCGGGACATTAAAGGAATGCGGGTAGTGGCGAATGGCCTGATTTACCGCCGGTTTGCTGATGATGTTAGCACGAAGCAGTATTCCTTCCGGCTTAAGGGTAAACCGAAGGACATCATGGAGATCAATCTGGGGATTGATTTTGGTGGAAGCAACTCCGGCCACTCCTTCACAGCGACGGCCATTACCAGAGGGTATCAGAATGTAATCCCTCTGGCTTCTGAGTGGATCGGCTGCAAGGATGAGAGAGGAAACCAGATTGAGATCGATCCGGATATGCTGGGGAAACGGTTCTGCGATTTCTGCCAGAAAATCATCAGCCGGTATGGGTATGTGACGATTGTATATGCAGACAGCGCAGAACAGACGCTGATCGCCGGGATCCGCAGCAGCCTGCGTAAGCATGGCCTTGGATGGGTCCGGGTGGAAAATGCGCTGAAGACAGAAGTAAATGACAGGATCAACGCTACCGCCATTCTGATGGCACAGGGGCGTTTTTATTATGTCCAGGATGAGTGCCAGAGCCTGGTAAACGCTTTGAGTACAGCGGTATGGGACCCTAAGGAGCTGACAAAGAATGTACGGCTGGATGATGGCACCAGTGATATTGACAGCCTGGACAGCTTTGAATATACCTTTGAGCGGCTGATCAGCCGTCTGATCAAATATGGATAGGAGGTGGCAGCAATGCGGTTTACAAAGATGCTGAGCCTGATTACAGACGTTTTAAATAAAGATGCAGATACGCAGGTGGATGTGTGCCTGACCTCCCAGATGGCCTCGGCGATTGAGTTATGGACAGCCATGTATGAGAACCATGCTCCATGGGTTGACCGGCAAAAGACAAAAAGTGCACAGATACCGGCAGCAATCGCTTCAGAAATTGCCCGCCTGGTCACCTTGGAGATGAAATCAGAGATCACTGGAGGGACCGG